CGCCCCCCCCAACATCATTGTGAGGAATGAACATGCAACACATTAGACAACACGTCGATAATCTGCGGAAACGTGCCTTGAAAAAGGGACACATCTGTATTCCGCTAAAAGCTCTCCGCGAAAAAATTAGCTTTTCAAAAGCTGATCGCGAACCTTTTAACCAAATAACCGAATTCCCTGAATTACTTCAAAATTTGAAGCACCACCGAATCCCCCTGGACGAATTCACACAACGCCGATACCTCTTACAGCACGAAAGGGCTGACTGGTCTGGCGTCTCTCCTATCATCAACGAATTCACGCATCGCCTAATGTGGCGTCTGCGTAAAAATGGTTTTCCAACCTATGTCCACACCGCTTTGCGGACACCTGAAGAACAAGAACGCTTGTTCCTTATTGGAAACTCTCGAATTCGAAAAAACGGCCCACACAATCGCGGCGCTGCCGTCGATATAGTTCACTGTGACTTTCATTGGAACGCACACCCTGACTTCTGGGCCTACATCGGCAACGCTGGCAAAGATATTGCTCGGCAATATGATCTCCCCATTGAATGGGGCGGAGACTTCGTCAGCCTCTATGATCCTGCCCACTGGCAACTAAAAGACTGGCAAAAAAAGCCTGTCGTTCAATCAACTTCAACTCGCACACGTTGCCCTTATTCGGAGACAATGCGCTATGCATGATCACCAAAAACTCAAGAAAACGATTATTGAGAGTGCAGTCAAACTGCCCTTCAATGATCTGCTGTTAATTCAGAGCCAACTATCTGAACACATATTCAATTTGTGGCAACAGCACTTGATACAACAAGAAATGAAATTGCAGGAAAAGGAAAAGGCTTCTAACGCCTCTACGGTTCTCAACTGAAAACCAACCCTTGATTTCTCTGCAGTTCTTTCGCTTACCCGGAACCCCTTCAGGCCCGCCCTTAGGCGGGTCGCCCTTTAGGGCGAGGTCCGTCCCACACTAACCCTATCTCGCCCCTAGGGGCTAAAGGCACCAAGTTCTAAGCGCACACTTGCAGCATCAATAAAGGCAGAGCCTTAAATCAATTCTAGGCTCTGTCTCCCTCATATCTAGGTGCCGTCCCCAACTATTGGGCAGACGGCTTTTCGTGTTCAGAAAAGCCCTGACCATAAACCCAACAGAAACCAGAAAAGTGCCCTCTTTCTTAACTTTCTTCAGCCCATCCGGCCTCTGAGGATTCCATCTAAAGCCCGAGCGGCTTGCGCAGTCCCTCTTGGGACAAGTGAGAGCGGAGAGCCGTAGTCGCCGTCTAGCCACAGCAACCCTGTGGCGGGCGACGTTCCGGCTTGTGAGGATTTTTCAAAAACCCCGTAGATCAGTCAGCCAGTTTACCTGTCACCCCGTGCGCGCTGATCTACACTTCCTTAGGGGGTTTTTAATCCCAGAGCCGGAACGGCTCACTATCAAGCTAAAAAGCTTGCCCCCACATGGCTCCTTAGGAACCGACCCCTGTAGCGTCCCATGTCCAGCCGAACCGCCAAAATTTATTTTGGCGGTTCGGCGCATACACTCTTGACCAGTGTATGCATTTACTGAAACCTGTGCCGCATGTGCATCTCCCCAAATACCGTGTATCCCACGACCAAACCGGGCTTCGAGGCTCTAAAGGTCCCCTGCCGTAAGTGCTGGGCCTGTGTCCACGACAAAATTAACGACCTAATTGGCCGCTCGCTCTGTGAAGCCCATGTGTCCGATCACGTCTGGCATGTGACCCTCACCTATGACGACAAAAAAATAGAGGACCCCCAACAAACCCGAATACCTCGCAAGTCTGACTTCCAAGACTTCTGTAAGCGCATGCGGCGCAACTTCAAAATGCGTTACCTTGTGGTCTCTGAAACTGGCAAAAACAATTCAAAGCGTGTTCACTTTCACGCCATACTGTTTTTCACAGGAACACCGCCACAATGGGAACACAATAAAAGACACTGGGATTTACCCAAATGGCCTTGGGGCCATATCTGGGTTGATCCCGTAGTGTCCGAAACGTCTATGCGCTATGTTGTAAAATATGCGCTCAAAGACGTTCAAAATGAGGGGAATTGGCTTAGCTATAGCCGCATCCCAATAATGGGCGTCGACCATGCAAGTTGGTACGGCCAACGCTATGCCACTGAAAAACTTATTCCCCGAAATTTCAAATACCGCCCACCGGGAGCCCATAATGGGCGAACCTACAAATTTATGGGCGAATCTCGGTTCGTCATGCTTGATGCCCTCTTCGAGCAATGGCCAGACGCTTGGCAAAAACCTATGAATGATGCTCTGCAATCAGTCGTCAAAGCCTACGTCTTGAACCGACAACGAAAAACATTCGAAAAAATGTGCGTTACAGCACAGCAATTCGAATACAAGCGAAGTGAACCTATTCCCTTCGCAAAACCCTTGACAGATTATCACAAGCTAGCTTACCTCTGGGAAAGGTACTTTATCCACTTAGAGGTTAATCATGGCAAGGAAGCGCGCGAACAAGCCGAAATCCAGTATTACGGTCGTGAGGTCTTCCGACGCTCGTCGGGAATCTATGACTAAAGTAGTCTCTGCGCGCCTCTCTGACCGAACCGGGATGAAAAAAGTCCCTATCTCACGGGACCTTCGAAACACCGGAAAAGAAACAACTCAGCCGCAAGGCATTTCGCCTTTGGCTGCTCTAAAAAACAAAAAACGCGACGCGCAACGCGAACCTCTCAAACGGCGCAACTGCAAACCCCGTCCTAAATCCAATACCTCGAAAGGTGGTAACTCCCGCTCTTTCGTCCCTCACTGCAAAGGCTAATTAAAAATGCTTAAGTCTATAATCCGTGAAATTGCCGAACGTATCGGCACTGCAACTGGCTCTGCCCTTGCCGCCTATGGCGTCTCTCACGATGATATCACAATCCTGCTCGCTGCAATTCCTGTGCTGCTCGGCCTTCTGGTCGATGTAGCCACCAAGGCTTACATAACAAAAGGGAAAAAATAATGGGACTAGGCTCATTCCTCGGAACCGCTATAGGCGGAATGTTCGGCGGTGGCTCTGGCGCCGTCCTTGCAAAAGGCCTTGGCGGCCTGCTCGGTGAGAAATACGATAACGACAAAGCCGCCAAAAAGAACGCCAACATTGACGCAAACCGCTTTGTCCGTCTCCGTCACGCTGCCGAACGAGGTGGCTTCCATCCACTAGAAGCCCTTCGAGCCGGCGGCGCTGCTCCGGTTGTATCTCAACCTCGTCTTATGACGAACACCGCAACTTCTAATGCCTTCGATTATATTGAACAATTCGAAAGACAAAAACGCGAGGACGTTTTGCGCGCTGAACAAGACGCGGAAAAAAAACGTAACGCTGCAAACAATTCCCTACGCGGTTCTCTTGGAACCCGCGGCGCTACTGAAAGCCGCGCTGCTGAAGGCACTGTCACAAACGTGAGTGGTGAACCTAAATATCTGCCGGACGGCACCCCTAACCCTGACTTTACATATTCAAAGCCAAACATGATCGACATGGGCGTTATTACTGAACGCTACGGCGAAGCTGAACTTGTCGAACAAGTCGCCTTCCCAATCAATTGGGCTGCCGATCGCCAATATAATTGGCTCCTTCGCGAAATATCTAAACTTACCGGAAAACCACGCGAAACACTCCACAATGAAGCCGCTGCTGGCGGCGCTGGTGTTCTTCGCGAATGGACCGGAATGATGCTCAACAAAGGCTCCGAAAAAGAAGGCACTGGTAACTCTCCTGCTTCTTTGGACTTTTGGACAAACACCAAACCTGTCCAGCCGCATCCAACCCTACAGCGTTACTAAAATGGAGGAAATTATCTGGCTAATCATCATCGCAACCACTTTCACCGCATATCTCATAGGATAAAAAAATGACTCCTCTTGAATGGATCGCAGCTTGGCTGCTTCTCGAAAACGCACTTCGTCACCTAGGATTGACATAAAATGGAAAAACACAACACAACCCCGCTAGAATTCCCGCGCTCATTGCGTGTTGATAACTGGTCCGGCCTTACAACTGGCCGCGCTGGTGAAACAATCCCTGTTCATTACGCTCCACTTCTTCGCGGTGATTCCGCGACGGGCCGCGTCATGATGGACGTTGAACTGTCCGAAATGCCTAAACCGCTCGAAAACGCGGTCGTAGGTCGGGCACAAACGTGGTTCACCCCTAAATCTGCCCTGCCTCAATTCGCTTCTAAAAACGAATTCGTCAACTCTTGGCATGGGCAAGATGTAAAACAACTCGGCTCAACGAACCGAACGCCTCGCGCCCTGTTCGATACTGTCGGAACTGGCGCTATTGCTGCACTTCAAGCTTCGGAAATTTTCCGCGCTCTCGGCGTGTCTTGCATTGCATCAACTGCCGTGAATACTGACATTCAGGACACATATGTCCACATTTACAACTTCCGTTTGTCAGCTCACACATCGAAAGGCACTCGCGCGGATTACTACTCCGAAAATGCGACAACCTCGCTGCAACTTAAACCCGCCTTCTGGCCTAAAAGCCGTATGGCAAACGTTGTTCCGGACTATGAGCAAGCACTCGTCACAGGCTCTCTTGAACTTGACGTCATTGCTGGCTCTATCACACTGTCCGGCAACCTTCCTTTGCCCTTCGGTTTTTATGGTTCTGCGGGCTCTGACGCAAACACAACCTCTACTCAACTCGGCAATAACGGGTCAAATTCTCCCCGTCCCTCTTACAAAATTGAGGGCGATTCTACCTCCACCGGAACAGGCGAGGCGCACCTAGCCGTTCTTACTGACGGCTCAAACACGCCACTGCTCGCAGCACTTTCCGGCGCTGGCGATCAATCTCTCGCTGGCCAAAGTATCGGCGTAACACTTGCCGATATTGATAAAGCACGCGAAACCAACGTTTTCGCTAAGGCTGTCGCGCGCATGGATGGCAATGACTTCTCCGGCTTTAATGCCGCAGACGTTGGCATCCTAGAACTAATGTCCGGCTTCCCTGTGGAAGAGGACATGTATTCCCGCCCGTGGCTTCTTGATAGCAAAACAGGCGTTTTCGGTATGACTGAACGCAACGCGACAGACGCCGCAAACCTAGATGACAGTGTGACCGTAGGTCGCCTGTCTCTCTCCCTCTCAATCAACGTTCCCGCCTCTGATACTGGCGGCATTATTATGACGTTGTTTGAATTCATGCCTGAGCGGCTTTATCCGCGCATGGCTGATCCCTTCCTTGAGATTACAACGAAAGACCAATTTCCTGACGCCTTGCGCGATTCTTTGGCAAAAGAGCCAACCGAAATCGTCCGTAACGCTGATGTAGATTCCGGTCACACTACCCCAACCGGAACCTACGGCTTTCGTGAACTCAACGGAAAATGGAATCGGGAATTTACTCGAATGGGCGGAGACTTCCGCTCTCTTACTCCCGGCTCTAACGCGACTGCGGCGCGAACTGCGATCTGGCAACCGCTCCTCGTCGATCCTGCTCTAACGATCACTCATTGGCAATGTCCGCATCCTTTCCCGCAAGATGTATTCTCTGCACCCGGTAACGATACTGCCACAATTTCAACTGTCGCTAATATCACCATCCGTGGCCTTACTCAGTTCGGTACGCAACTGGTCGAGGACAACGGCGATTATGCAGGCGTTATTTCGGAGGCTTCAAGCTAATGCGCACACTTAAATTCACTCCCGAAACATGGGCTGACTTCAAAAAGGACACTCAAGTCCTACTCACTGAAGCTGATGCCCATATTAAACTGGCCGAACCCGGCTCTGTTTTCTGCGAAGTCGACGGAAAATGGCAACTTGTCCACCATGGGACAGAATTCAAAATTGAATTCCCCGCTGCTGGTTACAAGATCAAAGCCAACGTCGCTGGCTCTCTCTACGTTTCTATGGCTGAACCTATTGAGGACGAAAACGAGGTCCTGACAAACTTCGACAAGCGCCCCGGCTTGTCCGGCGCTGAACAAATGGTCATGAAAATGATCAAAGAGCAAAAACTAAAAGAGCGCAGCGAAAACATAAAGCGCCAACAGGCTGATCTTGAGCAAGCGCAAAAACGCATTGCAAAAGGTCTAACTGACAAACTCCCGAAAGGTGTCATAGAGCCTGATCCCGAACCCGTGATCGAACCTGATCCGGAACCTACGCCTGACCCCGCGCCAAGCGCGAAATAAGGCAAAACCGGGGGGGGTGGCCTCTCACGCCCCCCCCAACATCATTGTGAGGAATGAACATGCAACACATTAGACAACACGTCGATAATCTGCGGAAACGTGCCTT